GTTTTTTTATAGTTTTCCATAGTTCTCCTAATGTATACTAAGATTTAGGACCTTTCAAGGTTCTAACGTCCTTAGCTTTCATTTTATCTGACTGTAGCTTAACTTGAGCAGATAATAAAGCTTTATCCATAGTAGTATCAGCTCTTAGCTCTGCTAACTCTTCGTTCTGTTCCAGTTTATCTTCAGTCAAATCTCTGTTTTGGACTAATTTAGCTTTGTCCATATCAATTTTAGCTCCTGTTTCTTGAGACTTACGTTCATTTTCCATTGCTCTTAAATCAATTTCTCTAGACTTAAGTTTAAGTAAAGGATCATGATCAAATTGAGAAGTAATTTTCTTTTCTTCCTTCATAAATTCTTCAGTCATTTCTGCGATCAAAATTGCTTTTCTAGCTTCAATTTTTTGAGTTGTTTGTTCTAATTGTGCAGCAGCCTGTTGATTAACAGGTGCTTGTTGTTGAAGTGCAGCTAATTGTTGTAATTCATTTCTAAATTCAAGTTGAATTTGTTCTTGAGCCATTAGACTAATATGTTCTAAACAGTTCTTTTGTAAAGAAGCCGTTACTTGTGGTTGATTTCTAACCATATTAGTTGCCATAAAATTTAAGTGGGCAGTTATATGGGCTCTGTGGTCTTGACCTGGAAATGCATTAAATGGTTTCATTGATAATGCATCTATGTTTTCAATAGCTGGATCTTTTGGCATATTCGGTGGTGGAGGAGGTAAAATCTGATCAACATTTTTTACTCCAATAGCTTCATACATTTTTCTGTAAGCCATATACATATTATGCATTTGAGGATTCGACATAGCTAATTGTAATTCTGTTTGTGCAATTGTAATTCTTTGAGACATAGAAAAGATATTTGGATCGGCTACTGGAATAATATCTATCCTGTCATCAAAATCAGCTTGTTTAATAATTCTTGCTCCACCCACAACATCATAAGGATATTCTGGTGGTAAATAAGTTGCTACAATTTTAGATAATAATTTAAATTCACTTTTCATAGAGAAATATAATCTTTTATGAATAGCGGACATTACTTTAGATCCTCTTTCCATAAGAGCCATAGTGGTACCCACTGCGGCTTGTTGATTTCCTTCTCCTACTTGTAGTTCAGATATAGCTGCAAATCTTTGGCCAGCTTGAACCACAATACCCATTAATTGTAATAAAGTTTGTGATGGTTCTTTGTAAGGAAGAGGTAAGAAAGCATCTTTTAAACTTCCACCAGGTGCATCTACATCTTTAAACTCACCAGGTTGAATAGGTGATGCTTCATCTCTTACTCTTACGCCTCTTTGTTTAAAACCTGCAGGTAAATTAGATAAAGTTCCTGCATCTAATAATTGGCGGAGAGCGACCGTTGCGGTACGACTCAATCCGCCAATCATGTGTATTAATCCAAATCCATAGAATCCTAGTCCAGGCAGAAATTTGAAATGGACAAAGTATTCGATTCTTTGTTTCTTTGGATCATTGGGCGCAAAGTTCCTTCTTATCGAAAGAACCTTATTGCTACCTTCTTCAACAGTTACGATGTAAGGTAGCTTGATACCAGTCGGTTCCCCGTCTGGACCAATATCTTCAAAACCTTCTAGGTCTAAATTTATATGACACTCGAGAAGAGTATAAATAGGTTGTTGTCTTCCCGTTTTCTCTGTGCCTTCTAATTCTCTTTCCTTTTCTTTTAATTGATCTTGACTAATACTATAACCTGGAGGTCCTAACTCTACATCAGAATAGAATCCAGCAACTTGTTGTTTTCTTAATTCATTTTCAGAAATTTTAACTCTATGAATAACAGCTTCAGCATCTGCTAAACTTGTAGCAGTATAAGGAACAACTACATCTTCTGCAGGTACAAATTTAGAAACTGCTCTTCCTAATAAATCATCATAGTAAACTTTTTTAAAAGTAGAGCCTGCTAAAGGTAAATGAAATAACATTGAATCAAATTCAGGCTCGTATTCTTTCATACGATCCATAATTAAATAATTCATATAATTTTTAACTCGATTTGATTGTTGTTCTTTTTGAGGAGTAACCAGTCCTAATATTTGAGTTCTAACCGGTCCATCAGCGGGTAAGAGTTCTTTATAAGCAGTTGCTTGGAATTGTGTAACAGCTTCTGCTAATACGGGGTGTGTGGCACCCGAAGCTCCTTGGAAAGGTTCGCTTCTTAATTCATATTTAAATCCAAGTAGATCAAGACCTTCTATATAAGTTCTTTCCCACTCTTTTCTAGAATTTTTATAATCAACGTAATTTTCTTTAAGACGAGAACCAATAGGTGAAGTTACATCGTCAGGTAATAAATCTGCTAAGTTATCAAAGTGATTTTCGGTTCCAGGGACATTAATGGCTCCTGGTTGAAAATTAATAGTAGCTCCACCATCTTCTTCTGGTGTTACTTCTACAGGTGGTCTTTCAGTGATTTGCTCCTCGGCCACTTCCGTCTGAATTTCTTCCGCGCCAGGAAGTTTGATCTCAGATCGTTTCGTGTTCGGGAGTTCTTTATCTATATCTGCCATTTAAACTCCTACCATTCTCTATCACGATTAAATAAATAAGACAAGCCCTCTCCTTGAGGCGCTGGTCCTGATATGGGTGCAATAGCGTGTGGTCTACGTATCCTAGCTATACCTCCATCTGCTGCACCCCAAGCTTCTTCATAAGGGTTAGCTGTTCTCTCTTGTTTTAATCTAGCCTTTGTTTGTGCTATATCATCTTGAGCTTTGTATAATTTATTAAAATATTGATTAGCTGTTTCATCATCAAAATATCTTAAACCAATACCAGGAGGTAAAGAAGGATCAGTTTTCATAAAAGGCTCTATGCTTGTGTCAAATCTTTGTTGAGCTCCTTTTAAAATATCCGGATACATCATACTATCGTCAGGTCCCTGAAACAGATCCGCTTGACTTTCGACCTCTTGTAATTGTTGTCCTCGTTGCATAGCATCCAATGCTAATCCAGCTTCTTCTCCTCCATATTTTACTATTTCATCTCGTACGTTCTCTCCAAACGCACCAAAAGTAGCATTGTTTATTATTCTTGATGTAGATTCTCCAGAAGCATAGTCGCTTAATGCAAAAGGAACTGCAAATGCTATCTCACCTGCGATCGCTCCTGGGCCTAAGGTTGAAGTCATAAAAGTTTTAAGTCCGCTTAATTTTCTTGCAGCGTTTATTGCTTGTTTTCCCGAACCGGTTCTAGCTATTTCTCTTTGCTTAGCAATATCATCAAGATAAGCTCTTGGGTTATTACAACTTGCTACTCCACCATTGGCTTTAGTTACTTTACATTTAAAACCCTGAGCTTTCATTTGTTTTGCTAAATTTAATTGTATTAATTTTATTTCTCTTTTAATTTGTGGGTTGGACATTTTAGCAGCTTTCATAGCGTCTCTTTTTAAGTATTGAACCATTTCTCTGTCAAAAGATCCTTTAGTTTTATCTAAGTCTGATAATTTTCTGTCTCCTAAAAGACCTGAAGGATCTAACCCTCCTCTTCTCTGTGCGCCTTCTATTACAAAAGTTTTACCTGTATTGGGATCAATAGATTCAAATTTTTTAAAACCTCTTGTTGCCATGGCAATCTCTGTTCCTTTTTGATTAATTCTATCCATTGCTTGCTTGTATCCGGGAGGTTTATTTCTATAAAGATTTTTTAATTTTCGTGTGTTGTTTTTTAAAACAGCATCTATACTCATTCCAATTTTTAAATCATCATATTTATCTGCTAAAAATTTATTAATCTTACCTGGTGCATAATCAATGGTGCTTGTTCTAACAGGCATATTATATTTGTCTCCCATATGACTTTTGTGAATATCTACAGTTCCTTTAAGTTCTTTTTCATACAGGCCACTACTATATTTTTTCATGGCCGCTTGTTCTGCTCTACTTTGTGCTAGTCTGGTTTCATCTCTATTTTTTGGAAGGTATTCTCGTAATCCAAATCTAGTTATAAATTGTGAATACTCAGGAAGACTTACTTTATACTGTTTTGCAAGTCTTGTTATGTCTCCAGGTTTTCTATTTTTTATTTTTGCATAAGCCTCTAAAGCATCGTGCATTTTATTTTTTTCAAGATTATATATATTTAATTCTTTTGCTCTGTCTCTAATGGTTTTTGATATACCTCTACTGGCAACAGATCTAGATTTTAAATCATCTTTTGATGTTTTAATAATTGCACCAGTTATGGGATTTTTAGTTCCTTTTTTATACCTAAACTTTTTTGCGTATTCCTCTACAAACTCATCAAGATTAATATACCCCTTGTCTTTTGCTAATTCTAATTCAGTATAAGCTTTTTTTAATTCAGCTTTATATTTTGGATCTTCTAATTGTTTACCTGCGCCTCTTTCTTTTTGTATATCTATTGCAGTTTTACCTTTTGGAGTTTTTAAAGCCTCATCAAGATCTACTCTCACCTCTTCAATAGTAGAACGAAAAGGAGTAGTTTGTCTTCCGCCCGTTTTGGTTCTTGTAAAATTACCTCGGTAGCTTACCTTTCCTGACGGATATATAGTTTTTGTAATTCCTCTGTGTTCATCTAATCCAGTTTCAGCAAACAGAGAAACTGTTTTCGTTCCTTTTGGGCTTGCATATCCTGGTCTCGATCCATCATCACTTGGTTTAACTAACATACCACCATCAGCAAACCCCATTTCTTTTTCAATATACATCTGGGTTCGAGGTTCAAAGATGTCCTGAACTTGTTTATAATCTTGATACTGATCTGCTATAGGTCTCTCGGGTTTTGCTTCAGGGTACACGAACCCCGGCTCCTGGTAAAACTTTATAATGTCTTCTAATTTCTTATTGGAGTCCATTATTCCCCCAACATATAGGCAAGACCGCCTTTGGCAAATTCATCAACCTGCTCCGCCATAGATTCAGCCTGACCTTCAGCCCAATCATCTCTAGCTCTTTTTTTACCTATAATTTTTTTATCTACGTTTTTACCCGTTGCATATCTTTCAACTTCACTAAAGTCAGATGCATGATCTCCATATTTTTCAATGGATACATCTTCAAACTTTACACTCTCTGCATCTCCAGTAAATTCTGCTTCTTGCACATCAAATTCATCTTTTGTTTTAATTCCTTTTTTTCCTTTTTTAGGTTCAATCCATTCCCCTTTTTGTAATTCAAGTCTTACAGGTTGACCATGTCTTCCATCAGCCCATCCATGTTTACCAACTCCAATATCAACGGCTGTGTTCCCAGTTGTTAAATCTTGTTCTACTAAAATTTTAGTTTTACTTCCAGGAAGTTCTGCCTCTTTAACAATTACTCTTTCAGTCGTAGCATATTGTTTGCTGACATCTTTACCTTCCTTCATTACTCTATCAACCAGTTTAGGAAACCATGGTGGCATTCCAGCTGCGTTAGAAGTTTCAACTGCTTTCACAGCTTTAGCCACAGGTTTTGCTGCTTTAAAATATTTACCTATAATTGGAAATGTAGCCAGTCCTCCTAGAATTTTTAAAAAGTTTCTTCTACCTTTACTGAATCCTCCCTTGTCAAATCCTACTCTGCCACCATCATCAAATGATTTTTTAAACTGAAAGTGCATTGATGAATCTCCTTTTCCAATAGTAGGCCCTGCTCCTAAAGACCATCCTTTGGGACTATTATAATTAACCCCTAAATCAGGAACTAATCTTTTAAAGACCTCATCTTTAAATTGACCCAAAGTATTTCCTTCTGAAGGACCGTGCTGATATCGTGCTAAGAAATCTAAACCATAAGTAATGGGTGGCATTCCCACAGAACCACCTTCATTCATAGAAACTCTTCCACCTTGTGAATAAAATCTTGAAGGCTCTCTTCCTTCTACTACTGCATATAAATCAAAATCATCTTTATTATTTGTTTGTAGACTATCTAATCCTAAAGAAGATCCTTGTTGTGCATATCGTGGATAAGGATAACCCTCACTTCCTTCATGATAATATTTTCCACCAGGTTGAAAATCACCAACAGTTTTGTATCCCATTCCTTTTAACTCAGCTAAACCTCCTGGAGATTTT